AACGTGAAGTTCAAATCTGTAATCCAAAAATTAGACGTGAGTGGTATCACACAAGATGCATCATGTGATTTCGTAACTTCAGGTAGCGTTGCTATTTCTGAGCAAGTTTTAACTCCAAAAGAGTTACAAGTTAACTTACTATTATGTAAGCAAGAATTCGTAGATAGCTGGGAAGCATTACAATTAGGTTTCTCTGCATTCGATGAAATTCCAAAGAACTTCAACGATTTCTTAATCTCTTATGTAGGTGGTAAAGTAGCTGAAGCAACTGAAGAATCAATCTGGAAAGGTGTTAACGCAACTAACGGACAATTCGGTGGTTTCCAAACAGCATTCTCTGCATCAATTGCAGCGGGTGGTGCAACTGCAGTATTAGCAGCTAAGAGTGGTTCAATCGTAATTTCTGGAAGTGTAACTTCTGCAAATGTAATTGACAAATTAAATTCAGTTGTAAACACTATCCCTGATACAGTTTATGGTAAGCCTGATGTATTGTTGTATGTTGCTACTGATGTAGCTAAAGCATACCAACAAGCTTTAGCAGGTGGTGCTATCGGTGCAAACGGATGGAACAACCAAATGAACGTGGGTGAAAAACCATTCAACTTCAATGGTATTGAGATTGTATGGTGTCCAGGTATGACTTCTTCTAAGATTGTTGCAGCTCAAAAATCAAACTTATTCTTCGGAACAGGTTTACTTTCTGACTACAATGAAGTAAAAGTATTGGATATGGCTAACATCGATGGTTCTCAAAATTACAGAATTGTAATGAGATACACAGGTGGTACTCAATTCGGTATCGGTCAAGACATCGTATACTACGGAGCTTACTAAAAAATAATTAAAGGGTGGGTCTCAACACCCACCTTTTTTAATAACAAAACTAAAAAATTAATATATGCCTTGTTCATTAACTCTTGGAAGAAACGAAGTATGTAAAGAAAGCATCGGTGGTTTACAGGGTGTTTACTTTATCAATTATACTACGGGTTCTTTCGCAGAAACAGCAGCTCAAACAGCAACTCCGTCAGGATTGTTGTCAGGTGTTCCTTCTGGCTCAATTTTGTATTACTACGAATTGAAAGGAACTAGTGCATATACTGAAACTGTTAACACTTCTAGAGAAAACGGAACTACATTCTTTTCACAAGAATTAACTCTAAACTTAAAGAAGTTAACAAACGAAATGACGACTCAGCTCAAATTAATGGCATATGGTCGTCCACAAATTATCGTTTGGACTAACAATGGTGATGCATTCTTAGTAGGTAAAAAAGAAGGTGCTGATATGACCGGTGGAACAATTCAAACTGGTGGAGCTTTAGGAGACCTTTACGGATACTCTTTAACTTTCACAGGACAAGAACAATTCCCTGCTCAATTCTTATCTGGAAGTACTACTGCAAATGCATTAGGTGGATTAACTGCAAACTACACAGTAGTTTACGGAGCATCTGCATAATATCATTCGGTATAAACACTAAAAATATTAACCCTACTCTTCGGAGTGGGGTTTTTTTATTTAACTATTAATACCAAATTCATTGTTATTATAATATAAAGACAAGATAATGCTAGCATATTATATATCTCAATCCAACTCATATGTGGTAAGAACACAGGTAACAGGTAGTAATCAATTTACTATGAGTTTAACGGATATGATGGGATTAAATACATTTACTGCTTCTATTACATCTGCTTCCTATACTCCATACGAAAGTTTACTATCGTTTACTGCAAGTATAAGTGGGACATTTGTTGCAGACGAATATCGTGCAGTATTATACAACCAATCAGGAAGTGCATCGATAGATATTTGGAATGGTTCTGTACAAGTATATGCATCTCAATCAATCAACAAATCGGTATACGAAAACAAAAATACACAATATGTTTCTCACGAAAGCGAGAACAAATATATTATAATGGATTAATATGAAAGGACAACAAAAATTCTCAATAGTTAATGTAAACAATAACTCTCTTCCAATAATTCAGGAAGATACTAAAACTCGTTATCCATTCGTTCCATTTGGTGTGTATGGTAATGATGATTTCTTTGATGCGGTTACTACTGCTTTCAATGTTAGTACAACTAATGCAGCATCTATTGAAGGTATTGCTGATTTAATATTTGGTAAAGGTTTATATTCCAAAGACCAAACATTCAATGAGACTTTACAAAAGATGATTCCGCAAGAGGAAGTTAAGAGAGTTGCATTTGACTTAAAATTATTTGGTAACGCTGCATTCCAAGTTTATTGGGATGAAACACATACAAAGATTAAAAAGATGTATCATGTACCTGTTCAATTATTAAGAGCAGAGAAGTTAGGTGCATCTCCAATGATTGAAAATTATTATTATTGCACAGATTGGAATGACCAAAGAAAGGTAAGAGATAAAAAGAAAATACCTGCATTTGAAACTTCTAATGAGAAAATGGAAATACTTTACATCAAACATTATTGTCCAGGTTTGTATTATTATAGTTTGCCTGATTGGGTATCTGCTTTACAATTAGCAATGGCCGAAGGTGAGATAAGTAATTTACACTTTAATAATATTGTGAATGGTTTCTTACCAGCAGTGATGTTAAACTTCAATAATGGAGTTCCTGCACCTGAAGAAAGACAAACTATTGAAGATTTAGTTCAAGCTAAATTCACAGGTACGGATAACGCAGGTAGATTTATGTTATCATTTAACGATGACCCATTAACCAAACCTACGATTGATGTAATTGATATCACAAACTTACATGAGAAATACGACTATGTTGCAGAATATACACAAGATAGAATATTAGTTGCACATAGAGTAACATCTCCTCTATTGTTTGGTATTAGAACAAAGAACAATGGTTTTAGTTCACAATCAGAAGAAATGAAAACTGCATTTAGTATCTTACAAACAATGACTATTGCACCTTTCCAAAATATTATCTTAAATACTTTGGATTACGCATTAACTTGTTCTGGATATACAGATGCTGAATTATACTTTGAACAATTAACTCCGTTGGTAATCTTATCACAAACAGCAGAAGAAACTGGTAAAACAATTGACCAAGTTGAAGATGAAACGAATGATAGTATGGAAAACCCAGCTACAACGGAAGATACCACAGACCAAACACCAATAGAACCAATACCAGGTAAAGAAGATAAGTTTACATTACCTGCACACTTTGAAAAAGAATACGAAATATATAAAAAATAATTATGTCATACGCATTATTCATAAATAGAAACGATATTATAAAGAACTCTCCGTTGCAAGGTGCAATTGATGCAGATGCTTTATTGCCGTTTTGTAGAACTGCACAAGATAAATACTTAAAGAATTTATTAGGAACTGTCCTATTTGATTATTTACAAGCACAAATCACTGCAAACACATTTGGAACTTTAAGTTCTTATTATCAAGACTTAATGGATGACCATATTAAATATACTTTATTGTGGTATGCATGTGTTGAATATATTCCATTTAGTTCAGTTCAATTCAAATCTAATGGAGCAGTTAAACAACAAAGTGAACAAGGTATAGCGCCAGCTAAATCTGAAATTGATTATCTTTTGAACAAAGCTCTAAACAATGCAGATTACTACGCATTGAGATTACAGAATTACTTAATTGCATATTCTAATAACATACCTCAATACTTAGAAACTGTTGGAAATCAAACACAAATATATCCTGACCAAAGTAATCAATACTTCGGCGGTATACAATTATAATAACTATGGCTCAACAAATCGTTCATAATACAGGTGTAAACTATACTCTTTATTACAATGCTTTGAATTATTTCAAAACAATAATGAGTAACCATCCATCTATCGCTGCAGTAACACAAGGTGATATTACAAAGATAGATGTAAATCAGTTTCCTGCGTATCCATTAGGAAATATCCTAATAACTGAAAGTAATTTTGGTAGTAACATAACTAATTACACAATTCAGTTGACGGTTGCTGATAAGATTAAAAATAAGAATAACGATAGTAATGATAGAACTAATGCACAGACTGTTCCATTTTATGGAGTAGACGATGTGGTAGACATTCATGCAAATACATTGGGTATCTTAAATGACTTAACTTCATATACGCAAAGAGGAGTTGCAGGATTTGAGATAAACGGAGACATAAATTGTTCAGCATTTTCCGACCAGTTCAATAATGGACTCGCCGGATGGGTTGCAACCTTTGAGTTAACTACCCACAATGATAAAAATCGTTGTCTTTTTTTTTTAATTAATCCGAGTGGTAGTGGATATATAATTGAAAATTGTGTAACGGATGAAAGATATAAGGCTGTAATGGCTGAACCGGTACAAATAGGACAAGTGTTTTCAACAAAAACATTTCCAGTTTGGACACCATCAACAGAAAATTATACAGGTTTAAGTTGTTTCGCAGTTGTAGATACATTTGAAGGAGAAGATGATTATAATTATGTTAATTTGCAGGTATTAGATTTACCATACGCAGATTACCAAACATGTGATAATTGTATTTTGTGGATTAATCCAAAAGTATGGTCAACAACACCGGAGAAATGGGGACAAGGAACAGATGTAGCATTTAGGCAGTGGCAATTTGAATAAAAGTAAAAAAATAATAATAAAATGGGTAGTTTAAGTAATTTATATGTTTCTCAATCTTATCAATCTCTATTACATTTAGGGACTGATACTTCATTTTTTCCAGTAGGAGCATCTCCAATACAAGGATATGTAACTGTTCAAGATGGTTTAGGATATAATGCAGGTTTTGCAATATCATCATCTGGAAATATGTTCTTTTCACAATCTATAATCGTAGATAAAAATTTAAGTGTTAATCAAAATTTAGATGTTGATGGAAACTTAATCATCAGCGGTACATTTGATATTGAAGGTAAAGTAGTTGTAAATGATAATGTAAGAATTAATGGTAATTTAGAAGTTAGTGGAGCAACATCTTTAACAGGTAGTTTAGTAGTAACAAATGCAATCACTGCATCTAATATGTTTATCACAAGTGATTTAATCGTTAGTGGAACTTTGTTTGCAAATAAGGTTGTAACACTAATAGAGTCATCATCTATTATATTCTCATCTGGGTCTAATATTTTGGGAGATAGTATTTTAGATACACAAACACTCAACGGAACTATTATAATGTCAGGAAGCAGTTCTTTGACGGGTTCTATGGGTATTACAGGCAACTTAAATGTAATTGGTAACATTTCATCTTCTACAATTAGTGGAATTGGAAATGTAACTACATTTTCTCAAAGTGTAGATGCTCGTTTAGATTTTCTAGAAGGCCCTTTTAGTACATCGGTTGATTTAAGATTAGACCAATTAGAAGCATTTAGTAGTAGCTTGCAAGCTGATTTTGCAACACAAGCTGAATTAACTCAAACTGCATCTTTCTTACAAAATCAAATTAACCAAAAGTTAAATACTTCTTCGTTTAATGCATATACACAATCAACCGATAATAGATTAAATGTAATAGAAGGGACATACGCAACAACTGGAAGTAATGTATTTAGAGGTAATCAAACTATCACAGGTAGTTTAACACTTTCTTCATCAGCAGCAATTGAGTTGAATGTAATA